TTTGAAGTCGGCCTGTTGGAAGGCCTGGTAGATCTTCCTCCAATCTTCCGCTACTAATAATCTGTTCTGTCTATCTGTTGTGGCCATTGTAATTACAACGGTATTTATGTGTTAGGAAATGTGCGTATATTAAGATAGACGCAGTAGTGAGTTCTCGTCGAAGTTGAATCGCAGTTTCTCAGTGATGTTCAGTGGAACATAGGTTATAGTGGCCTGTATGGCTATGCCCTTGTCCGCTTCCGTGACCAAGATCTCCTCCGTGCTTATACGTGGATCTGCGTTGAGATTTGCTGTTATGTCATCCACTATGGCGTCCTTGAGTTGTTCTGTGAATGGCTCAAATATGGCATCGTATATGATGGTGCCGAACTCTGGATTCTCGACCCTCTCGCCCTTACGCACCGATAACCTGTTGATCAGATCCTGCTTGGCAACCTCGAAGTCGTACAGTTTGAAGTTCTGCTTGTCCGCACGTGAACTGAAACCCTTGAAGGTCACCGTTTTGTTTGATAGGTCTCCTGATCCTGAATCTCCGTATGCCATATGCTATATTTACGCTATGTCGTCTTTGTCTCTACCGCCCACCGGTCTGGTGTATGGTTCGTGTGTGACAAATGCGTCTTTCTCTTTATCTGTCTTGTAGTCTTTGATTGTTGTTTCCGTTTGTTCTGTGTTTTTCTGTCCATCTTTGATGGGTTGTTCTGCGATTATATCTTCAACCTTTACTGGCTCTAGATCAATTTTTTTGTGTGAAGGTTGCAACCATGACGGTCCCCATGATTTCCTGGCACTAACACTGTTGAAGTGCACCTGTGATCCTGCCAGATCTATCCTGCCGCCTGCCCCATGCAACTGTGTTCCGTCCGTGTATGATGATATGCCATCTCTGGCATAGTTCCTCACACTGCCTTTCTGTGATGCACTCAATACACCAGACTCTCCCATGGCATACAAGTAACTTTGGGAATTTAGGACTAAATCTTTTTCTGAGGTGAATTTGATATTCTCTTTGGCATGGAAATTTATATTCTTGTCGGCGTGTAGATTGAAGTCACCTTCAGATCGGACGTTGATGCCTCTGTTTGAATAAACACTTATCCTACCAGATTTGTCCATCTCTATCCAGGCATTTCCTGTACCATTGGCTATGTACACGACACCCTCTGTGTCATGCATCAATATCTGATGTCCCGATGCCGATCTCAATCTTGTCAGTTGGTTGTCACCGTTTACATCGCCGTCATCCATGACGAAAGTGTGTCCGATCTTTCTTGTGACGAAATCTTGTTTCCTGGTATCCTTGGTTCCTATGTATTGTTTTTTCGAAGACGTGTCTTTAGGGCCCGGGGTGCTGATACCAAAAACCTGACTGGGTGTTTCCCTACGTGCCGAACTGGAGGTGTTACCCCTGATGTCATCAGCACTCAGACCCTGTTTCAATAAAGTCTCGGCGAATGGATGTATGGGCCTTTTGGCATTGGCGATCTGTTGTGGTGTTGCCCCGGTGTTGGTCCTATTGACTTCCCCCGATGGCACGTTGGTCGTGCCATATCTTGATTTCTTGTCTTGTTGGAATCCTGCGTCCGCTCCCTCGAAGGTGCCGTCCAAGGCATCGTGGGTCAGTGTGCTTGATGCTATGCCCGGTGTCATCTGGTTGGTCATGGGCTCTGGCACGCAACCTATCCAGAACGCCTGGTCCATCTTGCCTTCCGCGAATATCACCAACACCCTGGTTCCTATGTCAGGTGGTACCGCCCAGAAGCCATAACTGTGCTGGCTGTCATTGTACGCCGTCGAACCTGGAATGCTGTGTCTGGCATCCTTGGCGCCATAGAAAGGCGAAAGGTATTCGCACGTGACCAAGTTGCCACTGATGGGATCATTGGTCTTGCTGAGGCTGGGAATGTTGACCTGTAGTCTGCCCATCCTCAATGGGTCAACGTTGTTCTTGACCACACCTATGTATGGACCTGCACTCTCTCCCGACCAAGCGGTGTCATTGCCTGGTGCCTTGGATGTTGATGCGTGTCCCTTTAAGTAATCTCTGCCTGCCATTATAATGATCCTAGTGCTCCACTAATTATGTCCTGTCTCGCCTGCTGATTGGGATTGCTGACCCCTGTCACCACACCATTTTTCTTGGTGATTTTCTCATTGCTGGTGTTGGTAACTTTACCGTTCTGGTTGTTGAAACGGACCATTGTTAAATTCTGTGTGAACTGACCATCAGTGAAACTGTGTTGTACCTGTGTGACCCTGTAGAGTCCCGAGAAAACGGCCTGTTGTGCCGTTGACATCTCGTACACACCGGTCTTGTCATCGAAGTCCTGTGGTACCTTAAAAGTGAGGTTGGTTATGGGCTCCGCCACGTCGTAGTTGAAACATTTCAGGTTGGGGTTCCATACGTTGGTCTTGACTCCACCCCTGAAGAAATCTATGTTGTTGTCCTGTGAACTGCCGCTGGAGTTCTCTGGTGTTGCAGGAATGAACTGGCTCTGTCCCAACCATGCGGGATCACCCAGTATGCTCATGTTGACCACCACCATGTCCGCGGTGGGATTGGTTATGGCGTCAAAGAACTGGTCTACCCTAGCGTCTGCTTTGCCAGTACGGTTGCTGTTGGAACTCTTGTACACTGACGGTTCACTCTTGAGTGGAAGAAGATTCAAATGGTCTGGCATATCATCCGGTCTCTTCCTGTTGGTCGGTGTACCCGTCTCCTCTATCTCATCCTTATTGCTCTGCGTGAACGTCCTGCTATCGCTGGCCTCCAGGTCCTTCAATCTTGATTGGTAGTAGGCCACCTTGTAGTTTATGTCAAGGTTCTGTATGTCAAGGTTATCACCTGTGAATATGTAGTTGTAGGCCTTGGCCACGTATCCTTGGTAGTTCTTGTCTTGGTGTATGCCCGCCGTTGCCAGGTTGTAGGCGCTGATGTAGAACGGTTCAACCACGATCCTTATGATCTTGGCATTGGTCTGTCGTATCTCATCGAAATCGCCCTGGGGCTCGATGGCTGTACGTATCCTGAAATACTTGAAGTACGTGGACAGAGCACCGTTTGGATCAAACGTTGTTGATCCTGGTGTGGATACCGCCTGGCTCCACTCGTCGAAACTCTTGGCTCCGTAGTCCGGATGGGTCTTCATCAGTTCTTCCAACATTTTCAAAAGGTTAACTGAAGAGTTGAACTTGATGTATTCCATGGTGAAAAATTCTTCGCCAGGGGCGGCGATTTCTTTTTTCTGTGTCATTCCGGACTGGCCCAGCAGTTCATACGAGAGTTGTGCTTCGGGGTTGAGGTCCTGGCTGATCGATATGTCATACCTGTCTGGGAATTGGTTGTATCCCTTGACCTGCTCGTCTTGGTTCTGTTCATTCAATATGTTCTGTAGATCCTGCACAGCATCCTTGAAGGTCCTGTTCGTTGACGCCAATGTTCCACTGGTCCTCGGATACATGAAGTTGTTGGTCAAGGCGAACTCGTTGTATGGTATGGCCTTGATGTTGTAGTAGGATCCTCCCTGGTTCACGTCTATGTCCATGGTGATCAGTTTGATGGGTATGACCCTCTTTATGAAATCTGTGTTCTCTTTTATTTCCCTGCCCTGTTCGTCGAAGCCCTTGAACTCCACGGTCAGCAAGTAGGGTGCGTCCAGGTGATCCAGGAAGCCGTTGTTGGCCGCGGCCGCTTTCACTTTCTCCAACAGCGTCAGTCCCGACGGTTCTACCAACTCCATCATGATGTTGGTGACACTGGTCAGACGCCTCTTCTCGTTCAATCCCGGTATGGATGTCATCTCAACGTTCTTGAAGTAGAGATCATTGTTCTTGTAGAATTCTGTGGTGCTCCTGTTGAGGGCGTCTCGCAACGCGGCACTCTTCCTGATGGTCTCCTTGGTGTCTTCCGTGAACCTCTCTCGTTCACCCGGGGGCCTGTTGTTTGTGTTGGCGGCGGCTCCTATTCCACCGCTCCTCGCTATGATGTCGTGTGGTGCACCGTTGAAGAACTGCTTGGGATTACGTATCTCTCGAGTGCTCAA